AAAATTATCTATATAATTAACAGGATTTGCAGGAAAACTTTTAAGATCCCTACATAATTCCCAATTTCCCTGATCAAATCCTACTCCATATGGATTATCACAATCAGTGCCACAGTCTGACATAACTTTCCAAATAGTATTAGGAGGTGTATCTCCCATCCAAGGTAATACAGTATTAAATTTTACATATTGTCCACTAGTAAAATTTCCAGTTCCTTCATATGTTAATTCGTTAGTATATGTCCATACTAAACTTCCTCCATTTTCCCATTTTTGTTCACATGTAGTTTGTACTAATTCAGGTGTTGATATGTCTGAACAATTATATATACAGTCTAATCCAACTCTACCTAATAAATATCGCATTAAAATTGTAGTCCACAATGCAATATCTTCACATAAATCTTTACCTCCTGTAATATGATTTCTATACCAATTTACAGTACTATTCATTAAACAGTTATCTAAATAATTTAATTTATCCTTTAATCTAGGTGGTAAACACATCTTGCCTCCTTCTCCTTCTAAACACGGTCCATTCCAATTAGCATTTAACCAATTATCCATTATAGCTAGACCAGCTGAACTTGAGCTAAAGTTAATTGGTCCATCACTTCCAACTTGAGTTTGTGCTTGCCATCCTAAGTTAGTAATTGTAGAGTTAGAATTTCCACTTTCAGGAGAAAGATTGTTAATTATATTTTGTAAAAAATTAATATTTAATCCAACATTTGGAGTATAATTTAATGAAGTATCTGAAACACATCCAAGACCAATACCTGTTTGGTATGAAGGTACAGCTGAATCAGAACTATTACTATTACAAGGACTAGAAAGACTTTGACTAGGTACTAAATCAATTGTTCGATGATAATGATTTAATCCGTTATATACAAGTTTTAATTCAAACATGTATAATCCAAATCCTATTGAACCTTCATCAGGCTCCCATACTGTAGGAGCTAATCCTACGTTACCAAACCCAGTTCCTGCAAACATAAGATTTCCACCTGTATTTGTAGGAGATGTAGTAAGTGTACCTGTAGTTTGATTATATATAGCAAAAACATTAGGACTAGAAGATGTATTAAATCCTGCCCACCAAGGACATCCTTGAGGATTTCCAGAAGAATTATTAGTAAAGTCAGTAAAAATATTTGCATCTGTTCCTGTCATTTTCCATACAGCACTAACTGGTAATCCAGAAGTTTCTAAAGGAAAACTAAGGTCATTTAAAGTTAATCCAGCTATAGAATTATTACCTCCAACTGGAAGTTTATAAGCTACTAATTCAGATCCTAATTCTATTGTTGTAGCTACTGGTATACGAAGAGTTACTGCTCTTAAACCATTTGCTGTTGCGTTTACATCATATGCAGTTCCTTCTACAGGACAAAGTAAATTTGGCCAGACATTAAAAAACATTGCGTCTTGCTCTTCTGGCATTAGTCCTGATACATTAATATTAGGCCACATACACATAGACATATCATTAATAGTAGCAAAAGGATTATAATTTATTGCATTAGGTGCTAAGCATCCTACTATGTCATCTATACATGAACCATCATCAATATTTGCTGAAGCATTATAATTATTAGCTGTTTGATCCATACATCCTGCAATAACTGGAATACATGATCCATCATCCCATATAGCTTCACAATCATAGTTAAATGCTATATCATCTGTGCATCCTCCTGTATTTACAGCCATTCTACTCATAGCCGATCTAGGAGTAGCTTGTCCTTCACACTCTTCTTTCTTTATATATATTTCTCCACTATCTGTACATTTAGTTCGAGTATTCTCTACATAAACAGACACATATGCTCCAGATTCAACTAAATGCGGTCCAGCGCCATATTTTTTAGATGATCCTATATTCCATGTAACATTATTGTCTTTTTTAGATTTAGGAACATGAACAGTTTTAATACATTTAGATACTGTATCTGTTACAACTATTTTTACATTTTTTTCTTCACAATTATATTCACAAGCAGATTGAATTAAATAAGTTGCTTTCTTATCATAATTAGAAGCGTATGTATCAGTACATCCTCCATATCCTACATAAAATCTATAAACACTTACACAATCAGCTAAACTAGGAACATTAAGAACTGATGCTGCAACTGCATACCATCCAGTAGCTAAACTGCTCCATTCATGTTCAAGATCCCCATCTTGATTGCTTGTGCTTAAAGCTAGTACTTGTGCTTTTGTTAAAGAATTTGCATCTTCAGTATTACCTAAATTATATAAAGCTAGTCTATAACTAACATCTGCATCTTGATTAATTACAGGTAATGCTGCAGGATGTACAGATCCTCTAAAATAAATTTTACCATTGCCTATTGCTCCATCTGCTGCAGCATCTACAACAGAACTATGTTGATTTACAATTAATTCTTCTCCCGTTGCTTTAGCAGTTGCACTTGATATTCCAAATGCTAAACCTCCATATTTTTCACCTCTAGGACCTAAAGATTGACAATATAAACATCCTGTATTATAAGTAGCAGAAGAATCATAAAGTAAAGAATTACTATCAGTGCATCCTTGAATTAATGTAGACTCATCTCGTCTAATTCTTCCTAATTGTATATATGAAGTAGCTTTACAAGAATTTGCATCTGTTACTACTATTTTATAAGGACTTTGATTTGATTCAGCAAATGCTAATGATGTAAATTCATGTTCATCTCCTGTTATTGATGTAGTTGTATTTAAACCTGTTGCACTATTAGTAATATTTATAGAAAAGTCACCTTGTCCTCCAGTTATAAATACTTTTATTTTTCCAACGTTAAGTCCAAACTTTGCATCTAAATCACTTGTATTCCTAACTTGAATAGAAAAACTATCACATATTGATGAGCAACAATTGCCATCTAAAAATACTGCAGGCTCTTCTCCTGTTCTATATCTAGTATCGATTGTAGTTCCATCACAATCTTTTCCTGTAGTTATCCAATTTGAAGCATCACCTTCATTTTTACAAACATAAAATGTAGGAGCATCATCTGGTATATTAATTAAATTTTTACCGTATATAAATCCATATGTAAAAATTGATGTATTTAATTTACTTAAAAGATCTTTTCTAGTTTTTAAATTATCTGTTAAAGAAGTTATTACATTTACAAAATGTATTTCTTGTTCTGCTGGAGCAGGATGTAAATGTCCTACACCTCTTAAAGATTCACCTTCCTCTACAGAAGAAACAGAAGATTTAACTCCATCTTTAATAAATATTTCATTTAAAGAATCAGAGTTTACATAATATACAAATGGTAATTTATTAACAAAAACTTTATCATAATTAAAAACATTATAAGGATCTTGTTTAGGAATTACACTACTTACTAAAGTATTATCTGATTGTATACCTGTACTTAAAGCTAAAAGATTATCATAAGGAGATGAACTCATTATAGATGATATATCTTGTATAGAAGATTCTAATTTTGAATTTTTACCAGGTACTGTGAGTTCTATTCTTTTAGAATCTCCAGAGGCAAATATTAATGTTAAACTTTTTTTATAAGTTTTACGCTTTGTCCATTTTTTATAAAGTAATGAAACTTCTCCATTATTAGAATAATCAGCAGTAAAATTTTTAGATCCATCTGCATCTAGAATATTAACTATTCTATCATATTCAGTATCATACTTATATCTTATTTCTATTTTTAATCTATTACTATTTTCAAGAAAAGCTACACCCTGAACTAATTTAGGCATATTTGATGAAAAAGTATCAGCAGTTATAAATGTTGATGAAGTTGAAGATAATGTTGGATACGACTTAGATTCTGAAGCAGAAAATCTGTTCATATTAGATGATGTATCGTTTTTGTTAAAGTTTTTTGACATAGTTAACAATTGCATCCGCAACTGTCAGAACATAAGTCTTTAGCTGCATTATAAGTATCTAGTGCTTGAGATATAATTCCTTCATTTATTCCTACATCTGTTCCTAATTGAGATAACATAGTTTTAATAGATGTTAAATAAAGAAAGATTTTTTGTGACATAGCTAATTTGTCACTACATTTTGAATTGCAATCTGTACATTTAGTTAAATCTAAAACTTTTTCTGCTAAACAACAATCTAATTCACAACTAGATAAAATTGCTGCGCTAGCTCTATTACCCATAGAATCTTGTAAAACTATAGTAATAATACCAGGATTAACCCACTCATCATCATTACCAATATTTATAGTAAATTGATTTGCAGATACTTCTATTCCAGGAACTGTATTATCAGCTTCTACATTAGAAAGTAAAACATCTCCAGATCGTACTAAAGTTCCGTTATTGTAAAATTCAATATTAGCTAATTCTGATTGAGCTTGAGGTGAAGTACCTTCAAATGTACTTCCTGTTAAATGATAGGTTAATAACCTACAATCTGGTGTAAGCGATAGTTTTACACTTGCCATAAATGATAAAGATTAAATAGATATAGGGGATCCTAAGACCCCCTTAATCTATATTATTGTTAAATTAATTACGATACTGTAAACGTACCCGTAGCTCCAGTTCCTTCTTTGACATTAAACACTTTCACTAACCACTCATTTTCTTGTACTGCAAAGAAGTGTATAAGACTTCCTACGCCTAAAAAATTTGTGTCAGCTGCTGCTGCTGTATATATCATATTAACTGAAGTTGGTGCCGCTGCAGTTCCTGCAGTAATAACTGCTTGAGCTGATGCATAACCGTTTTCAGGTTGAATTACTTGAAAAGCGAATTCTCCTGCTGCTCCAGATGTAGCATTAGTTGCTGCAATTGTAAGAGCTCCAGTTTGATCTATATCTCCTGTAATATGTAATACCGTATGTGTTCCTTTTGTACACACAGGTAATATATTTAAGCTAGCTGCAGATCCATCGGATGCACACGTATTAATTGCGTCTGCATTCATTGTTGCTGCTAGTACTTCAGCAGCATCACTAGATCCTACTGCAGTATTACCTTCACTCTGAGTAATTGCGACTGGTGTTCCTGTTAAATTTGAACAATTACCAGCTACAAAGTCTAAATATTTACTCATGTAACTAGCACTCATTTGTGATTTTTTACCATCACTTCGTCTTGCTGTATTTGCCATTTTTTTCTATTTTAAAAATTAATATCCTAGTTAAACTGTTATACCTGTTAATGGTAATAAAGTATTCAACTTTTCTACAAATGAAGTTAAATCATCTGCAGTATAAATAGTTGAAACACCAGCTTTACCTGCAATGAATATTTCATCTAAGTTATCTACTCCGTGAATTTGTCCGCTAGCTGAACTACCATCTTTAGTAGCTACTAAAGTAATCATATCATAAGTACTTCCAACTACAGCTCCGTTATCTGGAGTATTAGGTAGATTACGTCTGTTATAATAACCGTACATAATTCCTTTCATTTTATCTTCAAACTTTTTTACACTGTAATAAGTACCTACACCATTTTCACCTCTTGTTGATTCAGAAGCTGTAAAAGTAGCTGTACCTATGTCATTTTGACTAACTACAATTACTGATATTCTTGCAGCATCTCCTTCCCAAGCATCTCCCGAAGAAGTTGTTGTTCCTCCAGGAACTTGTCCTAAGAATTGAACATGAGTAGAAGTACAAGCAGCAGCACTTGCTGCACCTGTAGCTGTAGTAGCTAACGTACCATTTACACTACAAGTTGCATTTAACCAATCTGGTTTTGTAGCAGCATCATAGTCTGTTTTTATAAAATCATCTGCAGCACTATCTGCTGTAGTAGCTCCTGCTGGAATACTTGTCACGTTTAAGTGCCAAAATTCTTCAGTCACACCATTATGTAGAACAAACTTAAGTTCTAAATCATTATTTGCTCCTGCAGCAACAACTGAGTTACCAGCTACCACTAATCTTGCTTCATGATGAGTAGAAGTTTCAGCTGAACTACCGTCAAACGCAATTACGTTTTTTGGATTCATCCAATTTGAATAAACATTTGGTCCTGAAGTAGTACCTTGAACGATTCTAAACATATCCGGATTTGCCATTGTAGAGGCATTATACGAGATAGGCCCTTCATCATTACTAACATCAAGAACTTCAATATTTAGTCCTGTATCAGCTAGTTTTCCAGAAGAGTAAGTTGTTGAACCTAGTTCTCCTATTAAAAATTGTCTTGCCATTTTAAATTATTTTAAAAATTATTATTTAATTTATTATTCCATTTTGTCCACTTGTGTTAAGTGGCCTTGATATCTTGGGTCGGAAATTTCTTCCAAGATACTTGATACAGCCAGTTTACAAACTTCTTCGTGTGTATGTACAGGTAAATCACAATCAGTATTTGTTGATAGTGATACTAGCACAGGCTGTCTTAAATAAGTTAATCTTATTCGATCTATTACAAATGTATCATCTGTATATATGTCTACACTGGTTCCTCGCATTACAGTGAGAGGGCTAGTGTATTTTGTTTTATTAAAAGGATCGTCAAGTAGTTTAAATATATCATCATGTTGTATTAATCTACAAGGATGTGTTTCTCTTATAAAATCTGTTGTTGAAGGAATCCTTCTTTGCACTGTTAAATCAGCCGCATACCTAACAGGTTCATACACTACTCTATCATTATTACTATCATACCCAACCATATTAGTTAAAGGTAGTCCTCCATTAGCATCAAAATTTGAATAGTCAGGAAAACCCGTTTCATTCACAAGAATTACAAAAGATCCTGGAAAACTAAATGATTCTGCATTTTGAAATCCTTCAAATTCTGCATTTTCAGGTCCTCCTGATGGCCACCATGATTCCCAAAAAGCTACCATAGCTCCTTCAAATTCAGAATTAATCCACTCAATAAAAGTGTCTATAAATAACTGTTTATCTTGAGGATAACTTAATCCATTAAAATAATCAGTACCTTCAAGATCTCCTGGCAATACATCATTAAATCCTAGTCCAGCAACATCATATATACTTTGTTGCGTACCTGAACCATCATCCTCTTCAATTGTATCAACTAATTGTATGCCTCTAAGATAATTACCTCCTCCATTTGTAATAAAATTTTTATAATTTAAAACAAAATAAAATAGTTTATCTTGATCTCTTAATATATATGAGAATGGAGAACAATCTTTTGATCTCATTACTACAGAAGATATATTTATAAGGTGCCTATAATTATAAGGTAATGTAATTGTGTCTACAATTAAAGCTCCTCCATCTTGTGTTTCATTTCTTACAATCTCTTTAAATACAGCAGGCTTGCTATCTTCTACTACTAAAGTTCGTAAATCATCTCTTCTTTTTTGAGACTCCTCAAACCCTAAACCATATTTATTATTTTTTTGAAATCTGGTATTTACAAATTGTTCGATAGCTTTATTTAACTCTCTATCTATTTCAGTAGCTAGTAAAGTGTCAGCGATTTGGGCATGGATTTTGTCCACGCCCTGTATCACTGATAAATGCATATCATTTATTGTCATTATATTATACTGTTAACTCTTTAAGCTTTGCTCTTAATATTGTTAATTTACCAGAATTCTTTTTATCTTTTAAATGAATTATAGTGTCATCTAATGTTTCTCCTAATATTTCATCTATAAAAATAACTTGATTTCCAATCTTTCTTAAAACTCCAGCACTAACCATTTCTTCTAGTTCTGCTTTCATACTAAGATTTTTATCAGTTACAATCTTATAAAATTTCTTATGATCCTTTTCTTTTAAATCATATAAAGAATTTTCTATCTGCTCTCTGCTCATAATATCAGGATTAGTATCAGACATAAGTCTTAATACCCAAGCCATTCTTTTTTTATCAGAAGAGATCTTAATAAATTCTTTATCTGCATCTTTTTTAGATTGAATTTTAAGATTCTTTTTCATTTCATCTTTTGAAAGATCTTGGACATAAAATCGTTTAGTGTAGCTAGCATTCATTTCTTCTTCAGTTAAAGCAACATGTGGATGCCTTAGTGCAAAATTATATTGAATCCAATCCATTATTTGTATAGGATCTCCGCTATCAGTTTTACCAATTTCAAGTTCAACACCTTCAAATCCAACTTTTATAGTCAGTTCTGCCCAAAATTGTTTTGCATATTTTGGCCATTCATGATTAGATGGATCAACATCTAAAATTCCATTTAGATATTTTTTTTCGTCTTCATAATCAAATCCTTTTAAAGGTTGTCTGTTTACAAAAACACTGCTGAGTTTCATAGTAGCCTCAGCACGTACTACTTCAGGAAGAAAATTATCAATTGTTTTTCTTCTTAAAAATACTTTTTTACTTGCCATTTTCAGTTCTTTTAAATTATTAATAATAGGTTGGAAAGAATAACTCTCCTATTAGGTTTTAGCGGAAGGGGGAATTGCTTCCCCACAACCTAACTAAAAACCAATTTATATAGACTCACGATGCAACGTGAATATAACATAAGTATCCTTATGCTACCTTACGACGCTGTACACGTAATATCTAGAGACGTATCAAAACGTTTCAATACAATACCCGCAGTCTTCAACATGTGAACGGAAGCACCGTCAACATCAGAAGCTCTTGCAGATCCTGCATCAAATCCTCTAGGTACCACACTACCTGCAACACACCATCTCATCATTTCACGACCTTTCTTAGAAAGCATCTGTAAATTTGCTTGACCATCATAATTTGATTGATCAACAAATACCATACGATAAGATTCTAGTGAGAATCCAGTAGTAGGATGTTTACCACTTGCTTGAGCAACAGGACCATGATCAAATAAAGGTAGTTTAACTACATTTACTGTATGTCCGTCAATATGCTCGTAAGAAGTAAAGTATCCTGTCATACCAAGGTTTCTACCTGAACCAGTGATGAATCTATTTTCTCCTCCAGTCTTCCAACCGTTAGAAGTAGTATTAGAGTAATGCCCTTTAAGAGCTTCATCAAATTCACGCATACCACCTGTACCTGTATAAAGCGTAACTTGTTTATTTTGAGAATCTGTCATTCCGTAGAATAAGTCCCCAATAATATTCTTAATTTTAGTCTCTGTCAAACTAGAGTAAGTATCTTTATTAACTATTTGCTCTAATAATCCAGGACCTACGATTACTGGTTGACCGTTTTCATCTTTCATGGAGGTATTACCTGCATTGTTGTATGTTTTTTGTCCGTACCAGTAGAACATCTCACACTCTTCTTTAAAGTTAAGCATGTGCTGATATTCTTCGTAATCCATCCAAAGTTTAGTAGTTTTACCACCCTTAGTAGGTAATCCAAACTCAACTACATAGTCTCGCGCGTGACCAGACATATGATATGATTTTCTTACCGTACCAATTTTGTTTCTTACCATTCCTGGAGTTTCCCAGTTTGAAGCGTTTCCTCTAGAGAAATCAACTCCTACTGGAGCATACAATTGTGCCCAAAGATCACCTACAGAATAACCACCTGTTAAAGTAGCTGAAGCTGCTGGGTTAACTAATTGTAATGTATACTTGTAACCTTGATCAGACACTGGTGTTGGTTCCTTCATTATACGTGCTTGTTCACCTTTTGAGTTTACAAGTACGTATGGGAACACAAAATGTTTGTCTGGAAAGATTAATTCAAATGCTGCGCCTCCAAGGCCAACATTTGTACCGCTTAAAGCAACCTGTACTGGTCGTGTTTTTCTCGTATGAGTTCTAACACGATATTCATATTCCAATCTATCCATTGACTTAACGTTACCAACTCCCTCAGTCAAAAATGATAGTGGAAATCTTTTATCGTCTCTACCAGCCAGATGGGTAATAATCGGAGATAATTCAGTAGGCTTAGATTGCAAAGCGTTTGCCAGACTATTCATGTCTGTCATCTGAGAATCATTATAAAACGTTTTAATAACGCTAATGTTCTTACCTTGTTGTTGTAATGCCATATCTAATTATTTTTTAAAAATTAATAGGTTAAAAGAGACTTAAATCTAAATCTTCTATATTTACAGCTTTACTAGGTGATTTACTTGCTTTTCTTGCACTCTTTACTGTTTCCTGATGACCTTTAATTCTATCCTTAAGAGTTTGAGTACTCTTAGTTCTAGCCTTAGTATTTATCAGTTTATCCAGATTAAATCCTTTAAACATTAAATAGTCCATTGCAAGTTTGACATCTACTGCCGCTTTATCCATATCTACATCTCTTTGTGTGTAACCTTCCTTGGTTACAGGTTTTGATATATAATCAAAAAAACCATTCTTTTCTCTTTCAGGTATTTGTATTCCCTGAAATTCTTTGGATTGACCTATAGTTTCATATATATCATTCCAAACTTTTTGTTGCGCTTTTATTTGTTCTTGTTGGTATTCTTGCTGCTCTTTAATTACTTGTTGTTTATACTGCTTTTGCATTCCAACTAATTCTTTTTGCGCATCTTGAGCTTTAGTATATAGTTTACCACCATCTTGGTAATCATCTAATAGCCCATTTATAAATTTACTATCATGACCTTTTGATTTAAAATACTCAGATAAAATATATTTTTGTCCCTGTGTATCTTTCTCTCCAACTTTCATTCTTGAGTAATCTGATCTTGGGTCATTAACAGCCATAAAATCTTGACTGTTGCCACCATTCATAACATAATTTAAATGGTCTTTAACAAGTGGATAGGATTCAAATAATGAATCTAGCTGTTCTTCAGCTAATTGTGACCCAACGTCTTTTGTCATTTGTGTTAGACCATCTGCTGTATCCTCATACTTTGAGTCTTTAGTTTCATATCCTAAAGAACTTAATACTTGAGTTACTACAGAATCATCAATTATTTCCTCTGTTTCCTCTTCTGCAACCTTTTCAGGTTTTTTAGTAAGAGAATCCGTTGAATCTTGCGGTATTTCTGTTTCCGCAAGTACCTGTTCCTGTTTCTTGTCGTCTTCCTGCTTAGCTTCAACATCATCTTCCAAAGAAGTCGTATTAGTTTGCGCTTCAGGTTCTTCATTTGTTACTGATTCTTCAGTTTTTTGAGGTTCTTCTGCTTCAATCGTTTCAACAGAATCCTCTATACCTCCATCTAACATATCGTCAAAAGAGATATCGTCTACATTTAGTTTTTTATTGTCTGTACTCATTGGTCTACAAATTTAATAATTATTATTTAGTTATTTTTCATTAAAGTTTATTTATAGTGTTTCTTTAATATATAACACTTAATTTTGACTTCGTTTTAAAGCTCTATTAGTAGGAGCTCCTTTTGAACCAGGTTTTCTCATTCTTTCACCTGATCCCGAAGCTATTCTTTTTCTTTTAGCGTGAATATTAGCCCATAATCCTCCACCTTTAAATCTATAATTTAATCCTAATCTTGGGGTAACATTATGTCCAACAGATCCAGTAATATCCATTCTATTACTTATAGGTTGATTAAATCCAGTTCCAAGTATAAAATCAGAAGGCAATTGCTCAAGCATAGGAAATAATTTTGTTTTTTTATTTTTTCTTTGTTTAGGTAATGGTATTTCTAATACACTATCTCCTTTAAATTTATAATTTTTACCCGGTTTCATTATTTTTTGATTACCTAAATTATCTATTCCTAATAAAGGAATATTTACACCTTTCATGGTGATATTATTACCTGGTATTATATTAAATGGTCTATTTTTATCTGGACTGTTTTTCTTATATCCTGTTTTTGAATATCCTCCCTTCTTCTTTAATTTATATCCGCCTTTTTGAAATCCTGCCCAATTTCTAAATCTATTAATATTATTTGCTACTCTATCATAAATTGAGGTTCCTGGAACATCAGTAAGTTCACCTTTTTCTGATGATGATGGAAGAACCTTAATTGGACCTAGTGTAATTGATTTTGTACTATCTGAATGAAGCGGAGGTGCATTTATATTACTTGGTGGATTTCTTCGTTCTAACATATCTAAATAATCAGGGTCTGTAGCTAAATGCCTAGCTCCAGGAAAAGTACCTGGACGGTAAGGTCCTCTAGGTTGATCAAAAACAGGTGAACTAAAATGATTGTCATGAAAACCAAAACCTCGCTCAGCAGACTCTTCAGGAACTATTCCTAGCATTTTAGTTGTTAAATCAGGATTAACTTGCATAACAGGACTACCTGATCCTCCAGATTTATTATATGGATCGTACATCATTTGTAGCATATCGCTTTCCCATCCTCCTAATGGTCCATACGGGCTATCTTTAAACTGTTTAACTCCTTTATACATTTTTCTTGGACCATATATAGTTGGATTTATATTATCATTAACATCATGATATTGTATTTGATTTTGCAATGTTTCTGTAGGAGCTGGAACATATCCTGCTGCGTCTGTGTCAGAAAATGCGTCTGAACTACTTAAATTTCCTCTTGAATCACCCGCCCAACATGATCCTAAATAACAATTTCCTTCCCATCCTGTTTCTTCATCTGTTAAAATATTTGAAATAGCTTCAGCCCATGTATCATTAACTGATCTTTGATAGTTTGGACCGTATATATTATCAAGATCTTGTTCTGTTCTAAACGGTATTGGGTCTACATCATCTCTTTCTTCTATTGCTGTTAAAGATGGTTGATAACGAGATTCTGCTCTATATCTAGATAGTGCATCTGCATATCTTTGATCATCTGAAAGATACATACCACCAATATGTCCTTGCGCGTGTCCTAAAAGATATAAATCATCTTGTGAGCCCAATGAATATCCTTGAGCTTTTATCCATTGATTTATATTATCTCCTCTATCTCCTTCTATTGATGCAGGATCATTATAAGATAACTCATCATGTAGCGGTCGAGATTCTGTTTGCCGTATCATTTCATCATGATTTATCTCCATTCCCATCCTTTCTGTCCTTTCTTCCCTTTCCCGTTGAGTCATTTGAAATAGTTGATTTTTAGAAAAACCAATATCACGTGGAATTTCTACAATTTCATAATTATCTTTACCGTAATAAGCATCTAAATTAAGTCTCATTCTGTCAGCTTCCTCCTTCATATCCTTGTCACCTTCTAAATAAAAAACTAATCCTCTATTATCTTGTTGAGTTTGTGCATTATGCGGTCCTCCATGACTATATTTAAATCTAAATCCTCCTTTTTGAGCATTCATAGTTTCAACTAAGTCATTATCAGGTTCATTAGATGCAACATTATTCATCATCCACATTAAATCATTATCTGTATATTCTTTAATTAATCTTTGAAAGACTGGAGAATTTTTTAATTGTTCATATGCAATTCCTAAATCATAAGAATCAAAATTTTCTAATCCTGCATCATATATGTTTGATTGATATAATAAATATCTGAAAGCATCTAAATCTGCTTTAACTTCTAAAGTTTTAATTTTGTCATTTTGAAATCGTCCTCCATTTTGAAGAATTTTACTTCTATCTAAAATTTCTTTTTCATCTGTTTTATTTAAAGTAGTTTTAGTAGATATATGTGATAACTCATGCGCTAATATTTCTTCTTCAGATGCATTTGGAAATCGACGCCTATCTGTATCATAATCAGTAACTATATGATTAGATTCTGGATAAGCTCTAGATCCTACTGGAAGAAATTCAGGATTATCATAGTCTTCTCTAGGTTGAATTACAGGACCGTGTTTAAAATTTTCATATCTATCTGCTATTTGTTCTTGAGTATATCCAGACTCTAATAAACGTTCTTTATGTTTAGGAGATTGATAATAGTATTGTGCAAATGATAATGGATTAGAGGTATCATCAGCAGGAGGTTTCATTTGATCTGAAGTAAGTTGAGGATGTTCTCTTATTCCTCCTGTTTGCTTATTAAAATAACTATTTTTATAATTATATATATAAGATTTAGGATTTATATCCTTTAAATCTAAATCTAAATCTATCATATCTTTTATATGATATCCTCCTTTTTTATAATTAGAAGATTCTTCTAAAGTATTAGAAACATTTTCACCTCTAGGCATTTCACCTGGCTGAGAAGTTTCATAACTTCTAACTAAAGCTTGTGAATTTGGAACTTGATCAGGAGTTGTAGGCATGTGTGGAGGAGATATATTAACAGACGGCACTGTAGATTTAATATCAACTCCAGGTGCTGCACTTCCTGGATTCTCTGGTTCTGGTAATTTAGATTCTAATTCAGAAGGATCTTCTTGAGCCCATAGATCTGACATAAATCCAGTATAGCCTTCTCTTAAGGCTTGCTCCATTATTTCTAATTTTCTTTGATCTGTTAATGCCATTATTCAGATTTAGGTTTTTGAGCTGCTTGTTTTTTAATAACTTGATCTTCTTTTTTAATTTCTCGATCTTTTTCTTTGTCTTCTTTTGCCTGCTCTCTATCCTCATCATGTTGGATAGCAGATACACCTGCTTGTTCAGCTTTTAACCTTTGATCTTCTCTAATCAAATCTTCTTTTGCTTGATTTGATCTAGATTTTTCCATACTATCTTCTGCTTTTAAATCTGTTTGCCTACTTTTAATTTGTGCATCTTGTTGAGATTTATCTGCATTAAATTGATTATCTCTTAACTTAGCTTCAGCAGCTATTAAAGCAATACGTATTTTTGTTTCTCTATCTTTTTCATTTTGCTCATTTTCATTCTCCATTGTATCTCTAGTCAATTCTCTTTGAGCTTCAGCCTGTTCTGCTTCAGCTTGTTGCTGTGCTTCTGCTAATTGTTGTTGAGCAGATTCGGCAGATTTAATTTTTTCTTTAATTTCACTAAAATTATCTGCATCTACCATTTCAGCAATAGTAGAAGCTGGTACTCCATTTTGTACCATAGATTGTGCAAGTTGTTTTAATATTTCTAACTTGTCTTGATCTTGACCTGAGTCTGAAACAAATATTCCATATTCGGATTCCATATGTTTTAAACTATCTAAATCAAATAACTCTTTTGTACCATCTGACATGATGTACATTCCTTTTTTACCTGTTAACCAAGCTTCTTTTGAATAATCTAATAATGCTTGCAAATCTCTTTGTTCTAATCTAGAAAATTTTCTAAATATATCTTCTGTAATATGAGATGATTGTACAATAGCTTGTTGAGATGTAGCTTTACCTTCATAATTACCAACTTGTCCTTGTCTTTGTCTATTTACTCCAGAAACTTTTTCCCACTCTATCATTATAGAATCTAATAAAGCAATATATTGTTCAATTGTTTTAATAGATAAATCTAATACTCCTTGATGTTGCGGAGATAATTGTATACCTTCTTTATTATAATCTACCCACGCGATACCTGTACCTTCTACATAGTACATAAATTTATCCATATCCCATTTCTTTGGGATCATATTAATATCAAATTGCGCAATTATATCTTTACTTTTAGCTATAGCTAACTCTAATCTATATTTATAAATGTTATAATTTAATTGGTAAGGTATTCCTAAAGATACTAAAGATATATTTTTTGTATTTAAGTCAGAATATTTTCTACCATTAATTGGAAGTTTACATTTAGACGGGTTGTCCATAGATGCTCTTTGATTTGTACATGGTTCTATTTTAACATATAAATTACCATCTATTCTTGTACCTTCCCAAACTTCATTAATCCATTGCCAATCTACTGTAGCTCCCATTTGTTTTAATTGAGCAGGCATTCTAAACTTTTCATCTACTATTCTTTCTTCCCAAGATCCTGTTTGAGGATCTAGATAATTTAAAAATCCAACTTTTTTTCTACTCTTCCAATATACAGTAACTACTTCTATAAGTCTTTCTCTATACATTTCTCTATCATCTGCTCTACTAGAAACTGTTAAATACGAATCCATGCTAGCATTTTCGGGTTCTTCTAATCTTAAAATTTGAGAATCATCTAAAAAGTCTCTGTAATGATCTATAATAGTAGATGCATGTACATATTTTCTAATTAAAGCCCAATCTCCATCTTCAACAAATTCTACATCAGGATCTTTATCATAGTCAATATCTAAAGGATTTAAAATTTCATAAAAAGGCTCTGAGCTACGAACTCCTCTCCAAGTGTATACTTCCCCAGATACTAGAAAGTGAAACCATGCTTTTTGTAATTTATCATAAATTTCTTGATGTTGCATGATAAAGCTCATAGCTTGCTGACCTTTTATTGCTCTGATGTCGGTGTAATTATTTTCAAACATTTGGGATATATGTTGAGGCATTTCAACTTCTTGGCTTGGCACTCCTGTTTGTTGGCCAGCTTCATTCATTTTATTTATAAACTGCTGTTCTAAATTTTTATAGAGCAGTTCTTTTTTAGCCTCTTCTTTAATTGTAATTGCATCAGAATTTTGTACGGTAACGGTGTAATTGAGAGGTCGTTTAGATTTCTCTCCCAGTAGTAGATCTATAATAGGTTTAATAATAGGATAGTTACGCATTTTAGAGGGGAAGTTTTGCCTTGTTTTACCGTAAGGCTTAAGTACGTATCTATAATCTACTTCATCTATTACACCGTTATAATAATCATATAGAGTTTTTAACCAGTCACGTCTTTCACTGTAACCGGCTGTTGAGAGATCTATGTATGCTTCTACACATGCTTCTCTCCATTTCTTAGTTTTTTTACTAAGATTTAATTTTTGTTGAGGAATTTTATTTGAACCTAAATACATATCTATACTATTAACCTATTGTACACAAAAATAATATTATTTTCTTAAAATACTATAATATTTTATAATTTTACCTGTTATATTATAATATAGCACTTAATAATAATTGCTAGCAAACCACTTATCTGCAGCTCTATCATCTAACACATCTTTAACTTCAGCATTGTATAATTCTCTAGTATGATACATTCCTACCATAAGAGACATAACACGGTCAAAATTACCATCATGATTAAATTTAATAAGTTCTTGCAGTAATCCAAGATCATATATTTTATGCATGTTTAATAATTTTTTTCCACTCTCATCTGTAGATCTTACAGTATTTAACCAGTCTCTTATGTATATTTCTCCCTGCCTTTTTCTAGGTTCAGTCATGTGCATACCATATTGCCTTTTAACAGTTCGTGATCTTAAATCTTTTTTATCTAACATCTCAAACTCTTCTTGCAGTCTATGTAATTTTCTATGCCTTCGCGCATACGCAATTACTTCTCCACGATCATTCTCAAAACCTATTTTAGCATTATAATAATCGGCTAACATAAATAAATTTTTATTAAACTCATCTTGAGAATGTGGACGTGCTACATAACTAGCAACTATTAAATCATCAGGTCGTGATATATTGTTAACTCTTTTGATAACATATGCAGATCCTAAAGAAGAAGAATCTGCTGATTGAGATTGAGCATAAGGATCATGACATACTAAATACATATTAATAGGAACTTGTTGCTCTGCATTTTTATAAGGAGATTCATAAATAGTTACGCATCCTTGTAAATTATCTTCTTTTCTATGAGGAAATCTATTTACAGGTTTAGCGTCACCATCTACTTTAAACTCTATAGTTCCAGTTGATGAGTAATATAAAAGTCCATTTGTTCCTACAGCTTGTAAATTATTTACTCTTACATTATTGTATTGTTCTTGTAAAGAAGCTATATCAAAAAGATTAGACGATACTTGAAGTGTAGCTTCTCTAGGATTTTTTGGATGCTCTGCTACATACTGATCATAAGCTTTTGGATCATTTGTACCTTTCTTTTTTAATCTATTTCCTTCTTCAAATTCTGTAGCTGCATCTCTATCTGAATTACCATCATCATCAATAAACCCTTCTAAATTTTCTTGTATAGGCACAAAATATCCACAATATGTTCCTTTTCCTCCTGCGTCCCATTCATTTTCAAACGCTAAACAATCATAAGAATCTGGATTATAAAATAACTCTTCCATTCCTTCAAAATCTGCACCTTCTGTACCACCTGTTCCAAATGCAACCATAGTTCCAAGAGTTTTTGCACCTTGACGCATTACAGGCATAGTAACTTCCCAAGCTTTTAATAAACCTGGGAAGGCACCAGCCTCTTCAAAGAATATAAGCTCTCCAGCTTTACCCCTCACTTTATCAGGAGCGTCTTTCAGCGATACGCCCATTATTTGGCTTTTCATTCCAAGCTCTACGTCCGCTCCGTTTACGTTCTTTTTATATCCAGACATTTTAATCATCTCCCTATCTCTTAATCTAGGTTGAGTCCATGCTGTATTATCATCTACAAAAGAAAGAATTTCCCAAGCTTTAGATAATAATCCATCCCCAATAAGATATTCTTTTTGTCCAGCAAATACAAAATTTTTACTATTTCTTATATGAAAATAGTTACGCGCAAGCATAGCTGCTGCTTTATAAGAATAACCTTTACGTCTAGCTTTTAATACTACTAAATGTTTATCAGTTCTTCTAGCTGTATCTACAGATGTAAAATATTTCCAATCACCATCATAAAATGCAGGAAATGTTCTTTCACGTCTTGCTATAACTGTACCATCTGGAAGTTCCTCATCGACAGATCTGTCAATAGGACAAAAATTTAAATAGAAATAATGATTACCAGTAATTTTTACACCATTAACTTCATATCCATATAAACATCTATTTCTTTCTTCATCCCAATACTCATAATAATCTTTAGTATTAGGTAAAGCAGATGTATAAGATCCTGTCTCTATAAATTTTAGAGCTGCAGGTCTGAATTTATTAGTGTCTTTGAACATAAATCTTTTATCTTAACTAATTTTGCACATTTTTCATAATCTTCTAACTCTTCAAAATGTTCTAGTAAAAGATCTATAGTTCCTGTGTCTCTTCCGTCTTGATCTATGGGATTAAATGGTAAATAAAATTCATCGTATGTACCACTTTCCAGTTCATAATATATATCATCAACTGTTTTTTCTTTTGTTATAATAAGGTAAGCATTGTACATTGCCTCATTATATAAAGCTAAATCTTTGTAAAGATCTAATTCCGTATCATCGTTTTCTTCCAACATTTGTTCATTTTTTCCAGAGCTCAAACCCTAAATTAAATATCATAAATCTATATTCATTAATATCAAAGTTAAGGTAGATTTCAAATATTGTAAGAAATCCTGCTCTAAGTGTGAAATCAAAGATACTATTTTTTTTGAAACTATTCCAACAATTTATCCAATCTATTTTCATTTTTTTTATTTTTATTGACTATATTTATTTGTAATAACACCTCCTCTATTAGCGTTATTTATTTGTTCTTCCTTTTTAACTTGTTCTTCTAACTTAGATAATCCATTGATGACATCTCCCATTTTAGATAAATTTTGAACTAAATCTTTTGCAGTAAACATTAATCTTCCATTATCATCCATCATTGTTAAATCAATGTCTCTAAAATATTTTTCTAATTTAGTAACAGAATTTCTAGCAGCTTTTAATAATTTAACTGCAGATGTTTCTGATAACTCTTTATATTTATTTTCTGCTAATTCTATTTTTTTAGATCTTTTATATTTTTTCTTAAATATACTTTGCGAAACTTCATCATGTCTTTTTTCTTCATCATAAACAGAAAATGGGGATTTATGATCAATCATATAATATACATATGCTAATTCATTATTAGATAAATCTTTAAATTCCGTTATAGTTAATGTATACGGAGAAGGAAGTACTTTATTATTACTTATTGTTAATAGTTCCACTTTTTTCTTTTATATGTTTTAATCTATTTTTATTTACATGAAACTTACCAAAATATGGAAGTCTTACTGCATTAAATTTACCTTCACTCATTATTTTTGATACAAATTTAAATTGATGATACACTATATTTTCTACAGTTTTTAAAGGTAAATTATATTTACTCGCTAGTTTTTGTATTAATGTTTTGGAATCCACTAAGTAAGGTTTTTAAATTTTTTCTTTTTATATTTAAATTAGGTATCTTTTTAACAAAATCTTTTAATTGTAAAATATTTATATTTTTAATTTTATGTTTAAGTTTTAAAATTAATAATCTTTTTTTACCATCTATAATTCTTACACCACTTGGCCATTCTTGAATTTTAATATACTCAAATTCTTCTGGGTCATACCCAAATTCATTTAAACTTTCTGTAAGAGATACTATATTTTCATGTTCAGCTTCAAAATGTTTATACTTTTCAGGATCATTAATAAATTTTGTGTATACATCAATAGATCTTTCATCTATTAAATCAACCAATTCATCTATCGTCATTTTTTTATAGTAAGGTAAAGGCATAGTTCTACCTCTAAAACTTATACGTGTTCTATCCTTTTTTTTCTTTTCCTTTTTCTGTGGAGTTTGATTCTCCTGGTTCGTCACATCCATCACATTCTTTATTTTGTTTTCTTACTATTATATCATCATATCCTAATTTTCTTAATATAGGATTAGCTGTTTCTGGCTTCTTAGGATCAAATATACCAGCATCATAAGCTTTATGTAAAATTTTATTTGTTGCTATTGCTTTTCTTACATTTTCATTTTTTGGTCCTGCTAAAGATTTAAACATAGGTTTCCATCTAGGCGGTTTGTCTGGACAAGTAGTTGTTTTCCATTTAGCTTTGTGTTCTACTAAACATCCACACAAAGTGCATCTCATTTTTTCTTTATCTAACTTTGGACACGTATTACAAGCTTTTAATCTTTCAGTATATTGAGCATGTGTAACATTTGGAGCTCCTTCTTTTATATATGTACCAAGATCTTTGGCAAAATTTTTAGCCATAGTAAATATACTTGGCATTTTTTTATTTTCTTTACTCATTGACATATTCACTTACTTCAACACTAATTAATTTTCCTTGTTTACTATATATAACCATAATAGAGTATGGGTATTTAGCATATTCTGATATAACATAATTTTTATACAAGAGTGATTTCAATTTTAGTTATTTTAGGATTTAACAACTTGTTTACATCATATTTACCATTTTTATAAAGTAAAGCTCCTTTATCTTTTAATTTTTTTATATAATTATTTAAAGTATTAGAGTCTTTAATAGACATAATATCAGCTACTTTATCTTTACTTGTTTTAGTACAAAAATTTTTACTTTTTGATTTTAAATTTACTTGAATAAATGCAGATAAAATTTCTAATTCTTTATTTGTAAGATTAAAAATTCCATTCCAAATTAAAACTCTTTTATATATACTATTAGCTTTTATTTTTATTTTCATCTATTCTTTCTATTACAGCTTTACCTCCAGAAAGTTTAATTCTAGATGATGTAGCTTGTTTATTATACTCTTCTACATATAATTCTAAATTAGATCTTGTACATATAAATGATAAAAAGACTTGAAGTTCTTTTATTGTTATACGTAAATTATCTTGCATACGCTCTGTTTTTTCTACAGATGCTTTAAGCGTTTCATAATTTTCTAAACTTATAGTTACAGTTCCGTTCATGAAAATTTACCTAGTATATTATATTCTGCTACTAAAATAAATTCTCCTTCATCTAAATGTAATACACGTGCTTCTACAGTTGGATCTACCATTACAGTATCTCCTACTTTAGTAGTATTACAATCAGGTCCTATAGCTTGTACGTTTAATACATTCGTAACTATAGCGCCTGCTGTCTTATCATCTAAAATAATACCTGAATCTGTGATTTTTTTGGCGGGATTTGGAAGTAATATCCACTGACCATAAGGTTGAAATGTTGTTTTCTTTGCCATTTTATTATAAATTAGTTCTATGCAAATATATAATAAAATTTTTTATAAAAACAAATTAATAAAAGTTTTTTTAATTTTTGGATATACCTCTCCCCTTGAAGATTAGTTAAACTTTGAATTTCCACCTACCGTGTTTAGCCTTCGTGGGTACATTTCTATCAGCCTGTAGTATTACTCCCACCTAAGTTTTATATCAAAGCAATTTGCGGAATTATTGGGGACAACCATAACTTAATATGTAAACCCAACTTCTGACCCCATAACTACTTTCGCCCTCTGGGGTGATCTAGATTCCATTTGCAATATTACAATATTCCTACAACAAATGCAAGTATTATAATAGAAATATATAAAAAATTTGAAATATCTATTCTTTTCATACTGCAATATACAGATCTAATGTAAAGTATAAGTTAAGATTAAATTAATTTTTAGTGAAAAAAATTTTTTTGGGGAATTAGTGAGCGTATAGGGGTATGTATACAAAAACCCCCACAGTTGTTTGGAATTGCAAGTACCCCGCGTTCAATCGCAGTCTTGTGTTCCATAGCAACTATAATAATGTAGTGCTATAATCTAATTGTCTGCACGACACTAAGTGCACAACGATATGGCTAATATCATTAACTCAGGCTCCGTGGAGAGTCTTCAAAAAGGACAGTGCATCCTACTATCGGCACAAAAATGTAAAGGCAACAAGGTTCAACTACAATTCGCTGAGAAGAAAGGCAGTGGTAGTTCAAGCTTACTTGCTAAGTTCAACAAAGGCGACGACAGGTTCTCATCCAAAGCAACAAGAGCTTGGCTAACTGTAGAGCCTTCAGCAATCAAAGAGTTCTTAGGCATTGATGTAACATTTGCTACAGGTGCTTGGGAGGTTGCTACCGTTGGTGGTAAAGATAAGGAAATCATACCACTCAACATTCTTAATCCTTTGTCATTGGATAATAACAGTCCAATCAGAGTTCAAGTCATTGAAACAACTCAAGGCACTGAATTCGAGCTTAAGAATGTTGATACAACAGCTAAGCGTGCAGGTCGTGATGGCGAGTTCATACTGCACAAAGGCAAGCACATTTTTATGCATAAAGAAATCGTTGATTGTGAGCCAATTGACGTTCTTCTAACACCTGATAACAATGCAACAGAGGTTCAAGCTAATGAATCCGTTGTAGAAACACAGGTTAAGACAGAAGAAGAGGTCGCTTTCTAAAGCATTGTCATCAGTTAGTAGTGGTAGCATAAGTTATCACTACTAATTGATTTCTTTATACACAATATATTTGCGCGAGCATTATATTTCATGAAGCGAGCGCATTAGCCACTCATCACAGCCATACTTTTGGCTATATTTAGTGGTTAACACAGTTTAGTTAATTAAATTATATAACACACACTTAAAATTAAATGATATGAAATACGATAGAATTGTTAACAATAGGTTAAAAGAACTTAGAAAGTTAGATGCTCATACTTGTAATAAAATGTATGAAGCAGCAATAAAAGAAATAAAGTTAAACAAAAGCAAAAGAGCTAAGGCTTTAAATAAATGGTATGATAATTGGATAAATCCATTTTCTAATTAATTAGTTATACATTAAATATTAACACACACACTAATAGGTAGTGACTTACCACTAATAGATTATGAAAAAGATAAGTAAATTTATATTAAATATAACAGGTAATAAATGGAGTCCAATGGGAGCAGGACTATTAATGATATTAATTGCTCTAATATTAATGTTAATGTCAAGTTGTGGAGTACAATCTAATTGTCCTTATGATAAGACATGGCAATGGAGTAGTTCAGATACTTTACAAATAAATAATAATATTAACACACACAAATACAAGGCGTTAAGAGCGTCATAAATTATGATAAATAAATTAAAATTAAAAGATATAAGAGACATGTTAAAGTTTTTTATGGTTGCAGTATCAATGATAACAGCAATTATAGTAGGAGTATATGCAATAGTCTACTCATTAATAAATGCATTTATATTTATAGCTACATTTATAGTAGGAGTAATAGGATTAGGATTTGGACTTGTTACATTAAAAATAATTGCAAATAAACTAACATAATATGAAATTGTTAATGATGTTAGTTATCATATCAACATGTGGTTTTAGCCAAGTAAGTGTGGTTGAGTTCTTTGATCAATTCTACTCAAAGAACTCATCTACATTACTAACAATTTATGAAGATGATTATAAATTGTTTTGTAAGGATAAACAAATTGATATAGATAACGATCATAATAAATATGTATTTCATAAACTATTCTTTTTACATAATGCATTTACAACAACAGGTGCAATAAATGGATTAAGAGGTGGTTTATTAGAAATACCTTATTATGATATGAGTAGTAGATACAAATTAGAAGATGTTATTATAGAGGATAGAACACCAGTTATATTTTTGAGTGATTTGGTGAGTGATACATCAAAATATAAAGATATGTATACATTTGGTTGGTGCAGTGAGAGAGAAATGGCATTTATGGCTTTGATAAAGAGTATGGGATTTGATGGCAGAATAGTGGCTGATAATGGACATGCATGGTCTGAAGTGAATGTTGAATTATATGTAAATAATCAACTGAATGACTATATTTTATACATTGATAATACATATGATAGATTTTTAATTAGAACAGAGTTATATTGGTATGAGTTAACATCAAACTATCATGAATGCAGATCATATGATTATAATTGTGAAATATGTTTAATGACTAAGTTTTATAATCCAAGAAGTGATGAAATTATAGATACTATTATGGTGTCTAAAGATAGAATAAAGTCATTAAGTAATCAATTAGTGTTAAATTTAAATAAATAGTTATGTCATATTTTCAAGAAACTGGAGGGTTGAGTGAATGGGAAAAGACTCAACTCTTCGAGTTAGGATATATTCCTAAACGTAAATGTAAAGAAGCTAATCAATTACAAAGTGATACATCTAAAAATATGTATCAACAATGTGATGAAGCAAAAGATGGTTGGTTAGCTAAAAGAGAAAACAGAACAAATATTAATTGTCCAGAATGTGGATACACAGTAGGATATCAAGTTCATCAAAATCATCCTACTATTGCTGATTGTGGTAAATGTGGACATGTTTGTGATGTAATAGAGTATTAATTGGTGGCGGCTAGCATTTATTTAATGGAATGCGATGAGTGCTAGCGTTGAGTGCGGTTGAGGTGAGTTTAAGGTCTTGCTTCAACTGCACATATTGCTAAAAGATTGTAAATATGAGTGATAAAGAATTAAAAGAGTGGGAAGAAGAATATAAAGAAGTACAAAAAGATGTTAAATGGATATTTCCTTTAACAATAGTAATAATAATAATAAATATATTGACATGAAAAAAGACGAGTTATTGCATCATGTATGCGAATTTTATATGAAACACAATTCATTAAGTGAGGACACACCTGAAGGTCCAATAGTAAATAAAATTACTGCAAAAGTATACGAGTTAAAAAATAAGTTATTCATTAAATTAAATAAATAGTTATGGGAATGGATATATCGGGTATAAACCCACAGACTACAGGTACTGAGCCTGTATTTCCAAGCAATTGGGATGAGTTATCAGATAAAGCAAAAGCATTTTATTTAGAAATAAAAGACGATTGGGATGAAGCTAATCCAGGAGTATATTTTAGAGCAAATATATGGTCGTGGAGACCAATACATCTTGCAATTGTGCAAGCTAATATATCATTAGAGCTAGGAATAGATGATGATACAATAGAAGGTATGGGACATAATAGTGGAGATGGATTAAAAACACAAAAAGAATGTAATGCATTAGCTCATGCTTTAGAGTTATTAGCTGATGGTATGGATGAGGATAAAGTAACAGAGTTTGGATTTGCATTTGGTTATTGGAATTATAGAGATGGAGCTATGATTGTAAGTGAAGAAGATACAGAAGTATTAAATAAAAAATATCCTTATGGTAAATGTATTACTGAAATGCCACTTAAATTGGCAACAGGTAAAACAACCAAGGATGTATGGCCAGCACATGTTACTCAAGTAAAACATCTAAGAGAATTTATAGAGTTCTTGAGACATTGTGGAGGCTTTGAGATATGGTAACATATTTCACTGTGTAAAAAACCTTAGTAAAAACCTTAAAAACCTTAGTCATGTATTATATAAAATACGAATGCGATCTCTTTGGAGATCATAAAGCAGCTATTGAGTTGCTATGTGAAGTTCATACAATAGAATTTTGCAATCAAATTGAAGCACTTAAATTCATAGAAGAATGTACAAGTGCATTAACGAAGCCATGGGATGTATGTCCTTGGTTATCAGATAATTGTGAAATGTTTGAAGAGCCACCAAATGGTAGTGAAAGAATAGATTCTTTAAAAAATATTCATTTAATTGCAAATGATGAAGATTTCAAGAATTTATTATAAAAAAATATGTTATAACGTTTGTTTGTTATAATATATTTGTTTATATTTACTTGATTGTTGTAATAGATTTTATTATAACTATATAGAAGTCATAATCTACTAAAAATCAAGTAATGTGTGTGTTGATGAGGCGGTATTAATTTATCGCCTCATTTTTGTCTAATGATTAAATTAAATGTCATGGGAAAAATGAAATGGATTAGTCAAATGATCGAAGATGGATCATTTGAAGGAGACTTTATGCCTCTTTATATAGAAGCTAAAGATAATAACAAACCAATATTTACATATGCTGGAACTACATATTCTACATCATATGCTAGAATCATTGTTGATTTTGTTAAAGGAACTAAAGATAAATTAGAGATAGTTAAAAGATTAGAAAAATGATTTATTATATAGGTGATTTAAATTTAGGAAAAGAGTTCGATCATTGTGAATATTCTACAATGGAATTTGCTGTTGAATACTTTAAAAATAAAAGAGTAGTAGGTGTAGACACTGAGACAGAGGGAATGGATTTTACCTGTAAAAGAATGATAATGTTTCAGATAGGTGATGCAGAGAATCAATTTGTAATTGATACAAGAACAACATCGATTGAACCATTGAGAGATATATTAGAAGGTAGTGAAAGAATTAAAATATTACACAATGCTAAGTTTGATTATAAATTTATTAAGAAATGGGCTAACATAGAACTGTCTAATATTTATGATACATTTTTAGTAGAAAGAGTTTTACATTGCGGTAAAAAAACTGTAAGATTTGGACTAAAACATTTAGTTAAAAGTTATTTAGATGTAGAATTAGATAAAGAGACAAGAAATCAATTTGTAAAGTTAGAAGGTCAACCATATACTAAAAAACAAATACAATATGGTGCTAAAGATGTTGAATATTTATTTAAATTAAGACAACTGCAACTAACTGAAATATCAAACAAAAATTTAAAAAATGTAGTATTGCTTGAGAATAGTGTTGTAGAAGCATTTTCTGAAATAGAATACAATGGCTTAAATTTAGATACAGAAAGATGGAAAGGATTAAGTATTGAATTTTGTAATACAGCTGAAGAAATATCATTAGAGTTAGATGAAACAGTAATTAATCATCCTCAACTTCAAAAATTTGTATTAACATATATACAAGGAGATCTATTTGCTCCTAGAGAAGATTTAAGAAAAATAAGTATTAACTGGGACTCACCTAAGCAAGTATTAGAAGTGATGAAAGCTTTAATACCTAATCTAGATAATGTAAATGGTAAAGAGTTATATAAATATAGAAACAATTATACTTTAGTTAAAAAGTATATTAAATATAAAGAGTACATGAAATTATGTACATCATACGGTGAAAAGTTTTTTAAATATTTGAAATCTGATGGAAAGATTCATACTAATTTTCACCAAATATTAGATACAGGTAGAGTTAGCTCTAGTGATCCTAATATGCAACAAATTCCTGCTGACAACAAGTTTAGAAATTGTTTTATAGCACCAGAAGACTGGGTGTTTGTAAGCTCAGATTATGCTAGCCAAGAGTTAAATGTTATAGCTTATGGTTCTCAAGATCCTGTATGGATACAAGCATTAAAAGACAATCAAGACTTACACAGTGTATGTGCTGAACTTGTTTATGGTCAGGAATGGGTAAATGCTGCTGAGAGTAAATGCAATTACATGAGTAGGGGTACAAAGTGTAATTGTTCTCAGCATCAGGTACTAAGAAATAATGTTAAAGCAATTAATTTTGGCTTAGCTTATGGCATGGGTCCAAATAAATTAGCTGATACTTTACAAATATCTACACTTCAAGCCGGATCTCTTATCAAAAAATACTTCCAGGCTTTTCCAGCAATCGGGGGGTTCTTGGGAAAACTTGGTGATTTTGGTAAGAGACATGGCTACATTACAACGTTTCCGCCTTTCAAAAGAAAGAGATGGTTTGATAAATGGTACGACAAAATATGGCATCATCGATCATCTATAATGGAATTAGGAAGCATTGAAAGAGCAAGTAAAAATACTCCTATACAAGGAGCAAGTGCAGATATGACTAAATTAGCATTAATAAATATTCACAAATATATAAAAGAGAATAAAGTTAATGTTAAACTGGTAATGACTGTGCATGATCAGATAGATACTATCTGTCATAAAAATTATGCAAAAGAATGGAAATTAAAAATGACTGAGCTTATGGAAGAAGCAGCTATTACAGTAGTAAAAAATGGACTATTGAAAGCTGATACACACATATCACAAGTTTGGGAAAAATAAATTAGTTATGAAATATAAAGTAAATGAAGCAAGTCCTAGACATAAAGAGACTTTGCATATATTAGACCTAATATCTAGAGCTTTAGGTATAGGTATGAATACTCTTTTAAGTAAAAAACGACAAAGACATATTGTAGATGCACGACGTGTATGTTATGTGATATTACAGGAGCAAATGAGATTACCTGCTATTGTAATAGGATCTTATTTTGACAAAGATCATGCTAATATTAGGCATCATCAAAAAGAACATGATGTATTATATAAAGTGTATCCTGATTATAGGTTGATGTACGATAAAGCTGATAAAGTAGTTAGGTCTAATGAATATGTTGAGCATAATGTATATAATTGTGTAGAGAACATGCTATTAAGAATAGAATTATTAGAGAAAAAGCTTAAAAATGTAAGTATATGAATGATTGGGATAGAGAGCCTTATCAAGATGAGGTTAATAAAGTAAAATGTAAATATTGCGGTGAAGACTCAGACTATGATTTTTGTAACAGTAGTTGTAGTCGAGCTTACTGGCAAGAAATGGATTAAAATTTAAAAATATGAGTAGAGAATTATTAAATTGTTATAGTACTTGTTGTAGTGCTCTTACAGATTCTGATCAAATGATTTGTTCGGACTGTAGAGAACATTGTGAAATTTATTATGGTGATGAAGAAAATTAAAGATTATGATTAAAACAATGAGTAAATGCATCGAAAATAAAGATAAAGAACAAAGAAAAGCACTTAACTTGTGGGCTCATCATAAATTTATTGGTAGTATAATTGCTGGCACTGGATTTGGTAAAACACGAGTTGGAGTATTGGCAGTAGGTAAAGTATTAGAAATGTATCCGGAAGGAAAAGCATTAGTATTAGTTCCCACTACTCAGTTACAAGAACAATTTGAATCTGAGTTTTTAAAATGGGGTTATACTGATGTCCTAGATAGAGTAAATATACAATGTTACCAGTCAGCTTATAAATTTAAAAACGAATCTTATGAAATTGTAATTGCAGATGAGATTCATTTAGGATTGAGTAAACAACATTTTAAGTTTTTTGAAAATAATAAATATCGCAAACTATTATGTTTAACAGCAACAATACCTGAAGATGAAGAGTATAAATTTAAATTAGCTGAACTAGCACCTACTGTGTATCGTTTAAAATTAGATGACTGTGTAAAATTAGGACTTGTATCACCATATGAAATATATTGTATGGCTGTAGGTTTAACTGAAGAAGAGCAAGCTGAATATAAGAAAGCAAATAATATGTTTGTCCACTATAAATATAAATTGGGACAATTTGATGCATTTAATGAAGCTAAAAGAATATTAGCAAGTAAAAATGCTCAAGGCCATGAAAAACAATGGGCTGTATTATTTTATAAAGCTATTAGAGCTCGTAAAGCAGTAGTTGATTTTGCTTCTTATAAAATAGAAGCATTAAAAACTTTAACATTGCAGAATCCTACAAATAAAATTCTTACCTTTGCTGGCGCTAATGAATTCACTGATAAAATGTGTGATGCATTAGGTAAGTCAGCTATAGCATATCATTCCAAGAAAACAAAGAAACAAAAGGATGAAGCCTTAAAACTATTTAGAACAAATAAGAAACGAATATTATGTTCTACTAAAGCTCTTAACCAAGGTTTTGATGTGCCAGATGCAGATATGGGTATTATATGTGGGTTAACAAGTAAATCTTTGACTATGATTCAGCGAGTAGGTAGACTATTAAGATTCCAAGAAAATAAGATTGGAAAGATAGTAATTCTATATGTAGAAAATACTCAAGAAGAAAAATGGTTAAAGTCCGCAGTTAAAGGTTTAACTAATGTCAACTGGGTTGACTTAATAACAGAAGAATAAAATGAATATTGAAATTGATTTATCTCTACTTAAAGAAAATCACTTATCTCCAGATGATTATATATTTTTATATTTAATTTGGAGAAAAGGATTTAACACTGTAGAGAGCATTCCACTTAGAATCAAGGCTACACGATTAGAACACGACGGTTGGATTACATTAAATGATGAATTAGATCATACAAAATTTGTTGTACAACAAAAGTTTAAAGATTTATATTTAGCTGATGCAGATAAAATGTTTGAAGAATTGGTAGAATTATACCCATTCAAAGTTTTATCTCCTACAAGAGGTGCAAGAGTACTTCGAGCTAAGGATCCTAATTCTATGAGTAATAAAAAGGCTAAAAATAGGTATAAAAGAATTATACAAAATAAGCCTCATCTTCATAGATATATTATCAAATGTTTGAAAACACAATTAGAACATGAAAAAGATAATTTAGGATACATGCAAAACCTTGATACATGGATTAATAATCATACTTGGGAAAAGTATGAAGATGTTAACTTAAAAACTAACCAAGATGATAGAAGAATCACCAGAAAACTCTGAAATATTATATGGCAGAGGATTTCAAGCAATAAACAAATCTGTTGATCAGTCTATAGCAATAGTTAAAGATGCTATGGCTGGAAAGAGAGATGTATATCCTACAAAATGGAAAAGATTAAATAAGAATTTATTAGGAGGATTGCAAAAAGGTAAGATGTATGTTATTGCAGGTCGTCCTGGCGTAGGTAAGTCTGCATTTAGTAATCAAATGATATTTGATGTCTTAGATAATAATGCAAATAAAAATATAATAGTATTGTATTGGAGTTTTGAGATGCCGGGTTATCAACAAATTATGCGTAGCGCTTCTAAAAGTGTTAAAAAGGAAGTTAGTGAATTATTATCTGTTGAGGCAAGACTTAAAGATGAAGAGTTCAAAAACTATGCCAACAGTGTAGATAGATTTAGAAAGTATCCTGTTTATTTTAATAGTGTTCCAAGAACAATGGAGTATATTAAACAAACAAATGAACAAGTATTTAGTAAATCTCCTAAAGCAACTGTTGTTAATGTATTTGACCACTCACGGTTAATTAAAGGATCTAACGAACACAGCGAGCTTCAGAAGTTAAATGAAATTTCTAAAGGTTGTATGTGGTTGCAGGCTAAAATGGATACTATTAATATATTATTATCTCAACTAAATAGAAATATAGAACAAGAGCACAGAGCTAAAAATCAATATCAGCCTCTCTTGACAGATCTATTTGGTGGCGACAGCATTGGTCAAGACGCCCATGTTGTAATGATATTAAATAGGCCTCATGATTTATATGGAATAACTGATACATACTGCGATGAAAATCCTGCAGGACTATTAGCATGTCATATGGAAAAGAATAGAGATGGCTTACTAGGTTTAATACCTTTTGAAGCTGATATGTCAACATTTACAATTAATGAACGATGATACAAAAAGTAAATAGAAAATCTTTTAAAATTAGAGAGTCTGGTAGATCTACAGATTATATATCTCCTAGCTTTGGGCACGGTTGTTTATATAATTGTTCTTATTGTTATATGAAGCGTAATAAACCGGTTGGACTATCTGTTGCTACAAATACAGATGATATATTAACAGCTATAAATAGTCATGCATGGTTTGCGCAAATGGAAGCAATAAAACCTAATCAAACACATCCTGTTTACATTACTTATGATATCAGTTGCAACGAAGACTTTGCATTGCATGCTAAATATCATGAGTGGCGTAAAATATTTACATTCTTTAAAGATCATGATATAGCTATGGGCAGTTTTGCAACTAAGTATGTAAACCCTGACCTTACAGCATTTGATCCTGAAGGTAAAGTTAGACTTAGATTTAGTCTTATGCCGCAACATAAAGCTGATATACATGAGCCTAATACATCTAAGATTATAGATCGTATTAAAGCTATTGATGCATTTATTGATGCTGGATACGACGTACATATAAATTATAGTCCTATTATTATATATGATGGATGGCTTAAAGATTATAAAGAGTTATTTGAAATGGTTGGTGATTATGTAACATATAAAGACCAAGTATTGTCAGAATGTATATTTTTAACACACAATGAAAATAGACATGAGTATAACTTAAAAGATAATCCTAAAGCAGAAGATGATTTATGGACTTCACAATGGCAAGAGCCTAAAAAGTCTCAATATGGAGGCAAAAATATTAGATACAGATCTGGTATGAAAAAAGAATTAATTAACCGATTTCAAGGTGTTCATAAAAAAATGATACCTTGGAATACAATTAGATATATATTTTAAAATGGAATTACCTAAAAAGAAAAGTGGTGCTTTGCGTAAGTCACCTAAAAACATGGTCATTTATGGCCCGCCTAAAATAGGCAAAACAACATCATTAAGTAAATTGGATGATTGTTTAATAATTGATCTTGAGCAGGGTTCAGATATGATAGAAGCTTTAAAAGTAAAAGCTCTTAATCTGGGCGAACTAGCAGAGATTGGTAAAGCAATTATGCAACAAAAGAAGCCATACAAGTATGTAGCTATAGATACAGTTACAAAACTTGAAGAGTGGTGCGAGCATGAAGGTAAAAAACTTTATCAAAATACTCCTATGGGTAAAAACTTTGATAAAGATAATAAAGGTACCTCAGTGCTATCACTGCCTAATGGTGCTGGCTATCTATATCTTAGAATGGCATTTAAGAAATGGATGGACAGATTAAACATGTTAGCTGATCATATTATATTAGTTGGTCACCTTAAAGACAAGATGCTAGATAAGAAAGGGAAAGAAGTCTCTTCTAAAGATCTTGATTTAACAGGTAAGATTAAACAAATAACATGTGCAAACGCTGACGCTATTGGTTATATTTATAGAGAGGGTGATAACACTATGATATCATTTAACTCTATGGACGATATAACTGCAGGATCACGTTGTGATCACCTCAAGGGACAAGATATGCCTCTTGAGTGGAACAAGATTTTTATAGATTAACTTAACAAACTTAAAAAAATGGTAGAATTTAGAGACAACAATCAAGCTCAGGAGTCTAACACAACTCCAGAAACTATTACTACTTCAATGATCATAGCAGATCTAGAAAATGGTATAGACAGAACAGGTATTAAAACTAAGTATGATTTAGAAACATGGGAAGTAAAGCAAATGTTTGATCATCCAAAATTAAAAGGTAAAAAAGCTAAGAAAATTAGAAAATTATCTTTTACTTTTGTTGACGATGTAAACGAAGATGTGCTTCCTGGTCAAGTAGACTTAGAAGATGCTATTAAAGAAGAGATGGAGGGTAGACAAGTTATGGATACTCAAGATCAAATCAGCGAAATGGAGACTAAAGCTGATGACTGGGCAAACGAAACTAATTATTAATATTAAAAAAATTATAAAATGGCTATAAAAAGCAATAATTCAAATGAAGAAGTTATAGGTGGTATTAAAAGCTACTCAGGACTTTCAAACTTTAATGTACTAGCTGTTAATCCTACAATGGAAGAACTGCATGCTATTGATATTAAAGTAAAAACAGAACCAAATTATTTTCTAGAACTAAACGGTGAAGATTATTTTAAAGTTACGTTTTGGGTTAAGAACAACGATCTTACTACTAGATTAGAAATCTTAACACAAAATAAACCTAAAGTAAGTAAAACTGGTAAGAATCAATGGTTAAATGCCGTGGGTCAAAGCACATGGAGTGAAGGTACTCCTAGTTATGACTGGTGGAAACAACCTGAAACTTCTAGAAAAGCTTTTGGCGGTGAGGAAACTTTAATTAATTTTGTTAGAGCTTGGGCTAATGTAGCTCCTGGTGATAATGTATATTTTGACACTATTGATAAAATAGTTCAAGGTGATGTTACTGAGATAAAAGCTTTACTTGACACACTAAAAAATAATCAAGTTAGATTGTTAGTTGGTGTAAAAGATGGTAAATATCAACAAGTATACACTAAATACTTTGGCAGGATTAAACCACAAAGAGATGATTTCTTTGTAAAATCTTTAAATGACGAATACGGTTCATTTAATGCAGAATTTAATGTAGATCTTAAATGGGGTGAATTTACTCCTGTATTAGCTGTTGTTACTCCAGATAATGAAAATGGTGCAACTGCAAATGATACTTGGGGAGAGGCTGAGGTAACTACTGAAGAGCCTAAACTTCCATTTTAATTAATTTATAAAAACACATCCTGAGTAAATAGGGGGAATGCATGCCCCGGTCTAATACGCCGCTACTATTTACTTGTTCAAGTCCTGGCCTATAAAGGTACCAGTGGATGTGCTTTTATTTTTTACACACATAGATATGATAACATCAAGACCAAGTAATGACATACTACATACAGATGTGATTTTAAACAAGATTTCAGAATACGACATATTTAAATACTATTGCCCTAATTTTATACAATTAACTAAAAAGTTTTGTAGTGATCTAAGAAAAGATAACAAACCTTCAGTTTCTATAGTTAATTTTCATGGTAATTTATTATATAAAGATTTTGGACATCCAGATCATACATTTAATTGTTTTGGATATATTCAAAAGAAATTCAATTTGAACTTTACTGAATCTTTAATAAAAATAAGTAATGATTTTAATTTAAAATTAGCTCCGTCTAATGGACTTTTAACTTATAACAAACCTATTTTATATAATAAAAAAATTGAAAATAAAAAAGTTACAATTATAAGAAAAAAACGTCGAGCTTGGAAAAAGAAAGATGCAGAATTTTGGTTAAAATTTGGTATAAATAAAGAAATTTTAAGTATCTTTGCGGTTGAGCCCATAGACTATTATTGGATTAATGAGAATAGATTTTCTTGTAAAACAATAACTTATGCCTTTAGGTTCGGTAACAAATTTAAAATTTATGCGCCTTATGAACAAGATATTAAATGGTTTAGTAACACTAACAAAGAAATTATTCAAGGGTATAAGCAATTGCCTGAAAAAGGCAATGTGCTATATATTACATCTTCCCTTAAGGATATTATGTGCCTTTATGCCATGGAGTTGCGAGGGATTGCTTTGCAGTCCGAAATGCAAATACCCAGCAAAGTGCAAATGCAGATGTTGCTAAACAGATTTGACAAAGTAGTTATCTTTTATGATAACGATACCCCCGGACAGGCAATGGCTGAGAAGATATGTCGTGAATATCAATTAGATAATCTTTATATTCCAAGTGATTGGGGTGCTAAAGACGTATCGGACGCCATTGCTGTTCATGGGTTTAGTAAGGTGAAACAATTTATATATGAAAAGATACAAACGCAAAAAGGGAAAAATTCAGAGTAAAAAAACCACAGTAGACGGAATAAAATTTAGATCAAAATTAGAAGCATTTACTTATAGAAAGCTAAAAGAAGCTGGTATTAAACAAGAATATGAAAGTGAAAAATACACACTTCTTGAAGGTTTTCATTACACATCTAATGCTTACGAACAATCAACAACAGGTTACAGAGATAGAGGAGAAGAAAAAGTTAGAGCAATAACATATACGCCTGACTTTCTTTGCCCTAAACGTGATTGGATTATAGAATGTAAAGGTTATGCTAATGACAGATTCCCACTTAAATGGAAAATGTTTAAGAAACTTTTAAAAGAAACTAATCCAGACTGTAAACTTTATGTACCTAAAAATCAAAAACAGGTACTCGAAACTATAGAAATAATCAAAAATTTATGAAATGAATCACATGGAATCAGCCACTCCTATCCACGAATGGACAGAGCGGTTAAGGCCAGGCGATTTGATTAGAGTATCTTACGGTTCTCGTGCTCATTATATGGGACTATTTAAACAACGTAAGAATAGAGCTAATGGGTGGATACTATATTATTGGGATTTTCCTAACCACTTTTACGACTCTAGTCATGGAGACTGGTATGCAGAAAGGTTGCAAAAAGGTTTACCTTCAACCTCTTATATCTACGGATATAGTGTTAAAGATAGAATTCACCCTACAGAAAAGTGGATGCTAACTGAAGAACAAAGGAAATATTACAAAAAACTATTAAAATTTATAAAAAAATGAGTATTAAAACTATTGATCGCGACATCCAAGGACAAGAGGGTGTCAAGAAGAAAATAAATAAGGGCGCTGAAAAGCTGGTCTTTGATATTCTTCAAGCTTCTCAATATTCTCAGCCTATCCCATCAACGGTTAGGGAGTTAACTACAAATGCATGTGACTCTCAACGTGAGAAAGAAATGGCTATAGAAATATTG